GTTTCCCAGTCACGATCTAATGCGTTTTTACATTGCTCGATAGGCGAAAGACCTGAAATACCCCCCTCATCCGTCATTAGTTTGAAGTGCATAATATCATCAGAATTATAAGACCCCCCCTCTATCGCTTCTTCATCTACTGAATAGTATAATCTATTATCTTGAAAAAACACACTTACATTATCTGCTTGCAATGGTAGTAGTTCGACCGGTCTTCCTAACCTATTACGAACAATTAAAACATAACTATTCCCATCTATCAATAAATCTGACATGATTTTTTCCAAAAATGTTATTTTATTTTGGTAGGAATTTGGTTTGTATTTTAAAAGATAACAAACCGGATCGGTATCTAATTCTGTTTTGTCTCCGTTTTTTTCTTTTTTATAAACTGATAAGGGTAAAGTTGAAACTGATTCTGATAATAATCTAATTGCTGCCCAAACAGCAGTGAAAGTTAAAGCTTTATCTGAGTCTAAAACTGATGAGTTTGATAGAGAAGAAAGTGTATAAGCGCTTACATTTCTTTTTTCCGTTGTTTTTTTACCACCAAAAAAAGCTCTTAGATTGTCTAATAGTCCCAATTGAAATAATTTTAATTAAAATATTTGCAATAATAATCGATGAAATACTGAAAAGTGTGCAACATTGTATCTTTTTGTTAAATCGTTTTATAGGGGTATAAGCTTCGATTTGCCGTGTTTACCCCTGTTTCGCTTATCGTTGTGTCAATAACTTCCAAAGATTGCACAAACGGAAATCACTTGGTTAGAAATATACGAAATAAAACCTAAAAAGTTTCTGTATATTATTTGTTATTTGTTATTTTTTTTAGTAAGCCTATCTCTACAAATTCTAAAAGAGTTATAGTCGGAGTAGCGACGCTTGCCAAAAAGTGTTTCGTATTCGTTTTCTAAATCTTCATAAGCAGCTTTATAAGTTTTATGGTGTTTTGTTTTTTCCCAAAACTTTCTCACAAAGCCATCTGCTGAAATTAAAATTAGTATGTGTTTTTCTATCATAATATTAAAAGTCCTCGCTGGTCATAGACGCTGTCCGTATTCTCCTCTGTCATAAAAGAACCCAAAGCCATTATAGTGGAAATTATACCGTCAATTTTTTCCTTTGATTTATTCTTGGCGCATTTTATGTTTCCGGCCGGATCTTCCATAATTGCAACATTTGAAAGCATCCAATTCATGACTGGGTTTCCATCGTGCTGTATTTGTTTTCCTAAAATTAGTTTTTCAAATTCTTTAGTTGGGGCGCTCATTGATTTGTATCCCTGACCGAAACCATCCATTTCTACTCCCTCGTCTTGTAGATTTATCACAAGTTGACTTGCATTCCAACGATCGTAGCATATCGCTTGTATGTCGTATTGGTCTTTTAGTTCAATAATTTTTTGTTGTATGAAATTGTAATCGGCCACATCTCCCTCTGTCCCTATAATATAACCCTGATTTATCCAGGTCACATAATCTACTTTGTCTTTCTCGCTTCGTTTCTTTGCGTTTTCTTTTGGAACGAAAAAATATGGAACCACTAAAAATTTCTCGTCTTCTTTAAATAATAAAACTAAAGCCGAAATGTCCCTGGTCGACGCTAAATCTAAACCTGCCCAACATTTTTTTCCTTTTAGTTTTTTCATGTCTATTGGTCCTTTACAAAGTTCCCATTCTTTTGTTCCAATCCATGCGGTTAAACTGTCTGTCCAAATATTCAAATGTAATCTTTTATAGGTGTTCAAATAACTTGGGGTGTCAATTGCTCTTTGAGATTCTCTTTCCATGTATTCCTTTCTCAAACTTATCTCGTAATTTGGGTTTGCTTTTTTCCAAACTTTCGGATCCTGAATGTCGTCTGTATCTTCAGCTTCAAAAATTGCTGAGTAAAAACTTGTGTCTTCTAAAATTTTATCTTTAATTTTTTTAGCGTATTCATAAATTTCGTAGCAGATAGTTTGTCTATCGTAACCACTTGTGGTAATTGCGATTGTTAGTGGTTGTCTTCTTGCTCCGGTTGAAGTCAAAAGTGTATCCCAAAGGTCTCTGTTTGGCTGTGTGTGTAATTCGTCAAATATTACACAGTTACAATTTAGTCCGTGTTTCGTTTTTGAGTCTGAACTAATTGCTTTATAAAAATTTCCTTTTGCTTCGTTTGTAATTGAGTTCCTAAATACATTTGCTCTTTTTGAAAGTTCTGGATTGTTTAGTATCATTTGTTTTGCTATATCGAATACTATTCCTGCTTGTGCTCGATCTCCGGCTGCAGATATAATTTCCGATCCTCTTTCGGAGTCGGCAAAAGTCATATAAATTCCTATTGCTGCTGCCATTGTCGATTTGCCGTTTTTCCGTGGCACCGCTATAAAAACCGTTCTGTATTGTCTTAGTCCTGTGTCTTTATGTTTCCATCCAAAAATATCTCCAACAATTTTTCTTTGCCATTCTTCTAAAATTAAAGGCTGACCGGCTTTCTCTCCTTTTGTGTGAGTTATAAAAGTCTCAATAAAACCGATTGCTTTATTTGCGGCTTCTTTGTCAAAATAAAATTTAGTCAAAATAATTATTTATTTGAGTGTTATTATTCGTCACTGGTGCATTTATTGACGCTCTGGCTGTGGGTGTAAGTCCGAACTGTGTGGCTATTTTTAGTGCCGATGCTAATGCGTCTTTTGCAATTTTTTGATGCGGGACCGCTTGTGTGTGTTTCAAAGTTCCGTCTGCATTTTTGAATGCTTGTATCCGACCTTTGTTTCTTAATAGTTGTTCTGTCTCAATGTATAAACTCATTTCGTTACAGTATGCTTCTATCAATCTCAAATCAATTTGGTGAAGCATTTGTAAACTAAAAAGTTGGTTGGTTACTTTTACCCATTCCTGCTTTCCTATTTCTGATAGCCAAGCTGGTGGTTCTGGTATTTTGTTTACCTTATCTACCTGCATTTCGTTGTCCAATGTTCTACATGGAACAGCGGTCCCTTGCATCTCTTTTAATTTAGTTGGTATTTTCTTTCTTCCTTTCCCCATTTTTTATTATCTTTGTGGTTCAACAGTTCTTTTTTATTTAGGATGTCCTCTTGATAAGGCATCCGACAAAAAGCTCCTGCCCATCAGGAGTTTTTTTTATGCAATTTTTTGTGCTTTGTTTCCTGTGTATTGTTCGTATCTTTCTATTATTAGACTGGCGTATTTTGGGTCTAATTCCATTCCGTAACATTTTCGTTCTACCTTTTCTGCAGCTATTAGTGTGCTTCCGGATCCTAAAAATAGATCAATAACTATTTCGTTTCGTTCTGTGTTATTTAATAATCCTTTCAAACAAAGGTCCACTGGTTTTTGTGTCGGGTGTATATAGGTTTGAACCGAGTCTCTTTTGATTTCCCATACCGTTGTATCGTCTTGCATGCTGGTTATCATTTGTATAAGTTCGTCTTTTTTAAATGTTTTTAAGTCTTTGTTTTCGTATCTTAAAATTGTTTTGTGTTTTCTGTCTCCATACCATTTATTTTTTTTGTCTTTTTTGTTTACATAAAAACAGGTTTCATGTGCGTATTGGTAATCGGCTCCACTGAGTGTCATTCCTTTATTCCAAATAATTTGTTCTTTGACTTTGAAACCTGCATCTACTAACGCTTTTTCAAATATCATTTGTGTGTAAAAAGAATGCCAAACATAAACTGCAGGGTTTTCTATTGAGTGAATATATAATTGGTCGAATGCTCCTTTCAATAATTTGTATAAACCATCCCCTCTTAAGTCGTCATTTTTTATCATGTCCCATCTGTTAACCGCTCCACCGGAACCCGTATAGCTTATTCCGTATGGAGGATCTGTAAAAACTAACGATGCTATTTCTCCATTCATCAATTTTTTTACATCTTTTGCGCTCGTGCTGTCTCCACACATTATTCTATGGTTTCCGAGTTGCCAAATTTCTCCTAACTTAACTCGGTTTTCTTTGACTTCTGGTATTTCGTCATCTCCAATTTTTCCGTCTGTGACTTCTTCTTCTTGTATAAATAATTCGTCTGGTGTAAAACCGTATTCTATAAGTTCTTCATATTTAAAATATTCTTTTAATAAATCCTCATCAAAACTACCGGTGTTTTTATTTAGACGAATGTTCAATTCTTTTTCTCTATCTAATGTCAAACTTAATTCCGTGCAATCTACTTCTGTGTTTCCCATTAGTTCCCAAACTTTAACTCTTTGGTGTCCACCGATAATTATATTTTTACGATCGGGGTGGGTGTTTACTATTACAGGATCTACTAATCCGAACCTCGTAAGTGAATCTCTTAAGTCTTGTTCTTGTATTCTGCTTAATTTTCTGGGGTTGTATTCCGCTCTTATTAAATCTTTTATTTTATATTTTTTAATTTTCATTTTCTGTTAGTTTTTTAATTACAAATGTTTTATCTTTTATTTCTTTTTTTAATTTTTTTATTTCTTTTTGGAATTGAGTGATAAAAGAATTCTTTGTTTCTTCATTTATCGTGTGTTTATATTTTACAATATTTAAAAAATCTTTATTCATTTTTTTGTTCTTTTATTTATATGTTTCTCGACTTGAGAAGAAAAATACATGCCGGTTGAAACTCCTGCCCCCCATGCAATTATATGTGATACGATTAAAATTATTTCCATTTTATTTTTTGTATTTATCCGTTGGTGCTTGGAAGCTGGTTCCAAAACCCTCGTATTTCGTCTGGTCTCTCATGGTGTTTCCACAGTGACATTTTGATTCTTTTATTTTTATT